AAATTCGTCAATCATGAGTTTTTCCCTGCTGTTTTCAAATTTTTGCTGTAATACTTTTTGCTCATTTGCTTTCATGGTTTTAATTCGGTCAACCGGGTTTTCACCAAGCAGGTTGGTGATTTCTTTTTGCATCTTGATAGCCGCAATATGTTCATCTTGAACAATATTTATTTTAAGCTTTTTAGCTAAGTCAATAACACTGACAGCGCCTCTATCAAGCTGATTACTAAGATTTTTAATGATTTCATTTAAATCATTTTCTGCCATGATATATTTCCTTTCATGTTTTATTTTCTCGGGTTGTTCACCCGGTATTTCTTTATTCACTTTTTGTTTCATAGCTCCGAGCCCTACCTGTACGGCGTCGTTTCGCTCTCCCTTCATAGATTCGACAGCACGTATTTTTGTAACATACCCATTTTCGTCAACTTCGTGCTCGTCTTTCGTCCATGACACAATTGAAAAATGAACCATGCCGGACCTGATATGTTTTATGAATCGCTCGTTTGTCGATGAAAAACCCATAGGAGGGACGTACAATTTAAGTAATATTTTGTTTCCTTCACTCTTTCCGCCGACAGTATAAAAATCGTCCGGTGAAGTTTCCCATGGATCATGATGACCATCTTTGCTGCCTCCGACAGGTGCGGTTTTCATTTTTTTCATATAAGACGACCAAAATTTAGGGACGAATTCGACACCGTTTGCCTCTTCTGTTATATCCTCGATTTCTTCGACGCAATAAAACGGCGCCGGATCTCCCTCCGTGAGTATATCCATAGTTTTTTGTTTTACCAGAGTCGGTATTTCATCCGGTGAGATTTTAGATTGACATAGTTTTAACGTTTTGGGTTCATCAGAAATGATATTTTTGAGTTTTTTTAGTGACAATATGAGCCTCCCAGCTACTATATAATATATATTATACATATTTTCATAGTAGTGTCAAGTAAATAATGATTTATTTTCGTTAAATAGCTATTATTTGCACGAGGATTGACGTAGAGAGTAGTTTTTCGGTAAGTGATATACAAATACCCTTGATTTTCCGGGTTAAAAAATAGACTACTTTTAATTGCTTATAGCATAAAGAGTTATATAGCAACCTGTCTATATAAATATTCATAAAACAGGGTGTCTGTAATTCCTTATAGTATAAGCAATTAAAAGTAGTGAGTTTTCAGAATCACACGGATAATCTCAGTAAACTAAAATTATCGTTGCTCTACGTCGATTGTCAAGTAAACGATTATTCCATATAGAATAAAATATGTATTCCATATAGTATAATCGTGAAAAAAAAGTGATTTATTTTCCGAATTCGTGCATTATTTTCTTGACAATATAGACGAGTTGCTATATACTATTAATAGAGAGTGAGGGAAAACATGACCATTAACCAGAAGGTGATTGTAGAGATCAGAGATTTTACCGGCCAGGTAACTGGAACCGTAGAGGGAGTTTTTACCGGGTATAGTGATTCCGATTTGATTATCATTTTAGATTCTGGAAAAAAAACATACAAAAAAGAAATCGATGTTTTTGAGTCCAGAGAAAAATATGACAGAATTGTTGCAAACCGTAACAAAACTGGATTAGTAAAAAAAGAAATTCCGGCGTATGATTGGTATGAAATGTAGTCGAAACCGGGAAAACCCGGTCTGTCGGGGATAGCCTCCCGGCACTGATAAGACAGGCTAATTAAACCGTCCCGGACGGTATCCGGGAGAAGGAAGGGAATTATGGAAAAGATAAATATGTCAATAACCGAGTTTATTGAGAAATTAGGAAAAGGATGGAATTTTTGTAGGGGTTGGGCATCTGAGATTTTATCAAAATATGTCAAGATACTTTTTAATAAATATAATATTTCAGAAGTATCACTGATAGAAATAAATTTTACTTCTACTGATAATGGAAAAGACGGACCCGGATTTCAATACATATATAAATGGAAAATTAAAAATTCATTTCATTTACCAGAGTCAAAAAAAATAAGTCTATGGGAAAAATTTGGTAAACTTTACAATATGAAATGGTCGCAATTTGATTTCGAAATCAATGAAAAAGAAATAATTTTTTATTATTTTCACTAAAATAAACCGCCCCGGACGGTATCCAGGAGAAGGAAGGGAATATGAACGAGTTTAGAATGGACAATACTGAGGGTTACAATAAAGGACAACTTGACGAAATGAATCGTCGGTTGGTCGAGGCTATGGAATGTCAGGACGAAGATGACAGAAATTATTCTGACAATCTGAAACATGCAGGGGAGCGCATACAGAAAGAATACGATAATGAACTTGCAGTGGAAAAATATTCATCCATCACGAGAGAATCAACATGGGATTATGATACCTATGATGAAAATGACATTCTGGACGGTGGAACCGAGACCATTGAAACTATTGAAACATGGGAATGGAGTGATGAGCTCGACAGGTATGAACTTGTAGATCTGAGAGAAAAGGAAACCGGGGGATATATCCCATACAACGAAGAAGATTATATCAGGGACGGTGCCGTAGAAATACCTACCGGAGAAAACTGCAGGACGGCATCTATTGTTGTGCCTGATTGGAGAGATTACCTGACATTAGAATTGACAGATGACCAGGAAATAAGCCTAAAAATAGACTGGATTGACAAAAGCGGAAATCTTATTTTGATTGACACTGCTGGAGTCGATTATCGAAAACAATTCTGGACTCAATGGCAGGGTGTTTTTGACGAAAGTATTTTGGATTAATAATTTACGAAGGGCATCCTTCGGGGTGCCCTCCTCTATGCGGCTGCATTCAGTGCAGCTACACGGAGGATTTTATGAATTATAAAGATAATTACAAAGATCAGAACTATCACAAAAATTATCGTAAAAAAATTATTGATATAATTAGAGACAAAGAAAGAAAATACTATCAAAAAAATAAAAGTAAAATAGATAGCAGGCAGAAAAAATATGACGAGCAGCATAAAGAAGAAAAAAAAGAAAGAAACAAAAAATCAAATGAGAAAAAGCGTCATATGAGACGGAAGCGTTACGATTCTTTTAAAATCTGGCCTGCTGAAACATGCAAATTTTGTGGAAATCGCATCATACCCGGGTACGGAGTATCTAACGAGGTATGGAAAATCGTGATAGGTAAAGAAATTTGTGTGTGCCTTCCCTGTTTTGACAGGGAGGCACAAAAATACGATATTGAATATGAACTGTCAGATACATTTTTTGTGTACTGGTTTAATTTTAAAACCAACCCACCCCAGGGTTAAGGGGAGAAAGGAAAGTGTATGATCCATAACAAACCAGTCATAACAACAGAAACAATAATATTTTGCGGATTGACTTTTTCTTCAACATTAGAGGCATGGAATTGTGTTGGCGCTGATTCTACCGATGAAGAAAAATATAGTTATTGCCAAGGGTGTCCTCAATTCGGCTTAGAAATAAAAACAACCAAGGAGTCGTTGACTCCATAAAAATTCCCTTCATGGCCGGGGAAACCCGGCCAGTTTTATCAGGTGTGTTGGGTGACCTGAAAAATCAATCCTGACAGTCTGCCGTCACTATAACGGCATAGAAAAAATAGCGGGTTACTTACCCGTAAGACCTACCGGGGGAGTTTGCCTCCCAGCTACTACCCCGGTTTTTTTTAATTTTAATTTTACAAGGAGTGAATAAGATGAAACAGTGTAAGAATTACAATCCTAATTTTGCAGCTTGCTTGGCCTGCAAAAAAGATTCTAAAAAAGTAATGTGCGATAACAGGAAAAAATCATGAATTCATGCCACAACTGCAACCGACAAAAAGATTGTCATGAACTTAACAACGTATTGAAAAATACAACCATGCCGATCCCCCGGGTAATGCGACGTATAAATCAGATTTATGATGATTGTGAAGTGAAAAATTTTGCAAGCGAAATTGGACGCAATACGCATAGAAGATTACTTGTGAAAAGTTGAACGGAAGGAGGAAATAAAATGAAAATATATATCTGGAATATCGATTTTATGGAAAATTGGACGCCTGGTCTTGCTGTTGTAATTGCCGACTCAGAAGAGGAAGCAAAAAAAATATTATGGAAAAAACTTGAAGATGCAGGTCACGATATGGACACGTATAAAAAACAAGTTTATGCTGGTCCAGACGAAATACACGAATTAAAAAAGTGTGCTTTTTACGTCCCTGGCGGATCTTGATTTTATATAATAAAATTTCAAGCAGCCGGTAAATACTGATTCATATACCAGGTATCAAGATACGGGATAGAAAACCCTTGATTCCATAAAACCAAATCGTTTACAAAATCGTTTCTGTTCATAAGCCGGTGAGTGATATGACATAAACAATTTGGATGCGGGAAACCAGGTATATGTAATTCGTCATATGGACTATTTGCGGCAAGATCAGGACATGGACAATCCCACTCTCCGCGCCCGCCCGTGAGGTTCCAGTCATACCCTCTCACGGCTGGATTGTTTTTTCCTTGTATTTTTGACGATTCCTGCAAAGAAATATACAGTTCCGATCTCGCAAGCCTCATGGCCCGCCAGTCTACACGTTTGGGTATTCGTTTTCTTATTATCGATATGGGTAATTCTCCATATCTTTTTACTATCCCGCCTCTGCCCTTATTTGCATATACCGTCAGACTATCAGCGATTTCTGATAAATCTTTGTTTTGCATGAATCCCAGAGTTAACAGATTATTTACATTAGCCCGCCAGTACTCACCAAGTCCGGGCAGATACGGCTGGCCAGGTGTTCCTGGGTATCCCCATATTTTATTAGAAAAAGTATATCCATCTGACCAAATCCTTGTATATGTTAGATCTATGAGCACGGTATTTATTTGAGAATACATTTTTTCTATAATAGCAGGATCGAAAATACCACCCGCCAGAATAGACGCATCATTTATAAAATCTATGTGTGGCTTGTTTGTCGGTTTCGATACATCAGATATACCATTTATGGTACTTTTTTCTACACCGTCAGAAATGCGTTGCCCGGTTTCAATTAATGTTTTTTGTAACGCCCGGTTTGACGCTGCCGTCAAGGAATTGCCTTTTCCCGACAACTCCAATTCTAATATTTTCGCTGCAACCTCATCAGCTGCCGTCCTGTACAGTGCGGCTATTTCGCGATATACTGATTTGGTAATTTTCAGATAATTTTCACGCGCTTTTTGTTCTGCTATGATGAATTCAGAGTTGGTCAAGTGGTTCTATATCCGTAGTGTGTGATATTTTGTTTTTGAAAAACTAAAACATTTTTACAATTTAATTGTATGAATGATATTAGAATTTCTTTTTTAGTTTCAGTAAATTTGATTTCTTCATTTTCACAGGTTGATATATTTTTATAATCCATACGAAATTCTGTTCCATCAATAAATTTTACAAAAAAATAATTTTTAATTTCTATCATACGATTAACCTCTCTATTTCCCTTCTTGTTTTCTCGTGTAGTATCATCCCCGAACCTGCTTGTTTGTAATATTCTTTTATAGTGACACTGGTTTTTTTGCTTAGTATAGCGCCATTCCAATCACAAATCATTTCCTTTACATATTTTATAGGCATTTCAAGCGGTTTTATTTCCCCGCTGTTTCTAATTATAATCCAATACTGATAATGGTGTTTATTTCTTTTTTGATGTTTACAAGCTGATAGGTGATGCTGTTCTATGTTTACATTTTGTTTTTTATAATATCTTTCTGCATATCCGAAAAACTCAGACGGTAAAAATTTACTTAAATCATGCATAATACCACGCCAGAACAAACCCATTTTTAAACATTCTACCATAACATAATATTTATGTTTTAATATCTGAAAAAAATATTTTATGTATATCATACGATTTCTTCCTTATCTTTTTCTCCCCCAAATTCTTTCTGATCGGTATACTCGCCGTCAAGAAATGACGCTATATTTCCATATTCTTTTATCTGTTTTACAAATTCGTCAAAATCAATTGTAACGATACCGGGCAATAACTCTTGAATAATTTTATGTGCTGATTCCAAATCTATGGAATGGTTGTTCAGCATTTTGTCAAGCCCATCAGCATAATTTTTAAATATTTCGGATTTCTCTTTTTTTGACATAGCGTCAAGATCGTTCCACGTGACCTCAGTCTCTTCTGGAATAGTTTCAATATACGCTATAGAATCAAGATACACTGTGCAAAATAATAGTTCATTATATGGGTCATTAAGTTGATTCTGTTTTTTCTTCACATAGGAAAATAATACTTGTTTGTGCTCTTCAGAGCTTGCCCGGTTTCCCGACGACGCTTTCCCGCCCCAGAAAATTTCCGGCATCAACCCGCCTTCGACTATATTTTTAAAATCGATTTCAAGTAATTTTTGGTGGTTGTCAATTAGGTTTTTCGGTGTGATAAACTCAGATTTTTCCTTGTCTTTTTTGTTTATTATAAAATCAAGGGCGTCTATGCTGACATCGGTAATGTCTGTCATATTATTATTTTTTCTCCAGGCTGTCACGTCATCAGCTTCCTGCACAAGTTTTGTCCTCATTCCGTAAACTTCCTCATGCGCACGATAATTTATTTCAGAATATATTTTTATGTGTGGTAATATTCTTTCCAGATCTGACCGCCCACCAAACTCCCCGGGTTCGCGATTGTTTGTAAAAATTATCGGAATTATACCTATGGGATTTCTTTTTATTTCTTCGGTCCTCATGCCCGGGGGGATGTCTCCCGTTCTTGAAATAAAAACTTTTTCTTTTGTAAACGTAGTAGTTTCTGTATAATTATATTCCCTATTTGGCAACCCGTAAAAATAATAATTTATCACGGTAACAAATCCGAGTATCTCATCTGTCATCGGATCAATAAACGCCCGTGTCACATATAACGGATTTATATATTTCCACCTGACAAACCCTTTTTGAGAATCAAACCATGGCCATATGATGACGGTTCCGTCGCGATGGTTCAATAAATGTAAATTTTGCTTATCTTTTATATATTTTTCATTATAAAATTCAAACCGTTTTTCCCAGAATTCAGAGTTCCTCATTTTTTCTATATCTTTTATGCTGAAATGAGGCAACCCCATAAATGCCAAGGGAACTAAAATCGGGGTTGCGCATAATTGCCCACCGAGTTTGTATCCTGGTAATGTGTTGTAAAATATTTTTTTTGTCAATTCGGTGTTTACTGTATCACTAAAAGTAAGGTCGACCGTGGATGTGGTACGCCTGGATATTACCATATCATTATCTGTACTAATGTCCGTACTCGAAGGAAATAATGTGTCCCATAAATCAGCTATCCAACTTGTTAAACTCATATTGTTTCTCCTTAAAACTCAAGTATATCACGAAATCTGCCCCTGTGTCAAGAAAATTTTTTCTATTCCTTCTATTTCAGCAATTGCGTATTCCCCAGACGCTCCCCTTGATTTTTCCCATCCAGGCAAAAACGCGATTACATCACACCTGGGAACCATGTCGAAACACATATTTAATATTTCAATACGCCCCTGTTTTGTGAATTCCCTTTCCTCGCAACACTCATAATTCGTATGAGGTACAAACACATTATACCCCCGCCGGACAAAAAAATCGGCTGCCTTTTTTGCGTTGATTATGTTTTGCTTTATTTCTTCGTCCGTTCCCTCGTAGGGTCCGGAGATGTAGACAAGTTTCATATAGCCTCCTGATTATTTTTTCTTATATACATAAATTATAAATAAAAAAACTAAAACAGCAATTACAACCCATACCGGCCAGAGTCTTAAAAAAAATACTATATTAGAATCAATGACCAATGTAGACAATTCCGAAAATGATAAATCAAATAGTTGGTTAAATGTCATAAAATCCTCCTAATTTATTTGCAATTGTCTGTGTATAATTGCAATCCATAATTTAATATATCTAGCATAGCGTTTTTATCATTTCCTATGCTGTCACAATACACCCCAGCCAAGCGCACCCCCTCAAGCGCTACATTTTCTATATATTCTGCAAACCCAATATACATAGCCGCCGCCGTAAATGCAGCTCTCGCAGCCCCCTCAGCGTAAAGAGCCATATACCCTTGATACTTACATATTAACTTCATGTATTCTAAAAAATTATCATATATTATTTCAGAACTTTTTTCATTTTCTCCAACAATAAATTCTGCATCTTTTAGACGCCTTTTTGCAGATTCGATATATTCACAAGCCTTGTAGTCATCCGGGTTTTTCTCTTTCAAAATAGGCAATACTTTTTCTGCAGCATACAATACATATTTAATCTGTTGTTTTTCATCTAATATTTTTATCATCAGCCAATTAGCCCAATTATGATTTTTTTTCATAATAGAATTAACAACCTTGACCGGATCACGTTCCGGCTGATCTCCAAACCAATCTATTAGCGATTTGTTTGCACGGCGTTTTTCCAACCAATTTATCGATATTTCCATAAATTACCTCCTGTAACAATATACTAAATTATCGACACCCGGCAAAGCGATTTCTTGCTTTTTTCCGTTTATTTTCGTGCCGTTTTTTCAACTCTTTTTTCGTGTCCTCATCCATTTTTAACACGTTCCCCGGATTATAAAAACACAACAACAACCCATCACCGTCATCCGGGGAATGATGATACTCTTTTTTAAAAATCTTTTTCGGTTCAACTTTTTTCTGTCGTTTTTCGTTATACCCGTATTTTCTACACGTCAAATCTTGCCTCAACAATTTATTATCAGGCAAATCTATTTTGTGCAGTACTTCCAACAAATCAAAAAACATTTCCGTTGCAACATTAGCATAGTTTTCTTTGTCTTTAGGTGTCCCCCCGAAATCTATCCCGACAACGTTCTCAAATCCCTTGTTTCGCATTATAGGCGGCAACCCTCCACCATCCAACCCGCCGTTATCTATTTTAATTTCTGTATATATATTTCCTTTGTTTCTCAGTACAAATATTTCTAAATCTTTTGCAGTTTTTATAACATCCTGATGCTTGTGTTTTTCATGATCAATTATTTTCAACCCTCGCCGCATATAAAATGTAATACAGTCGTCACCGAATGCCGCCATGTCAACACCAACGGACAGTCCGCCGTCAGGGTTCTCGATGTTTCTCTGTACTGCCTCTGATACCAGTCGCTGAGGTAATACGGCATTTTCAATCTGTGCAATTGGCTCCCCTTCCCATACGTTCAGGTACTTGTCATAGTCAAGGAGTTTCATTTTCTCCATATCATACCTGTTGCGCTCTGTAAAATATGGGTTGTCTCTCCAATTCATCGGTATCACAAGGGTTTTAGGATCTTCAATCAGACAAAATTCATTATATACTGGGTCAAATTCTTTATAACGATTAAAAGTTACAAATAACTCGCTGTTATCTTTTCGTATAGTCGGGATTAATAAATCCCATGAATCCTGAATAATAGTTTCCGCCTCATCACACCAAACGATATCAAATGATTCATACCCCTTGACCTGTTTAGCTGCGCTTATGTCACGAAGTCCTTTAAAAACTATTTTACTTTTTGTTTTTTTGTTGTATAGATAAGTATCTGTTATTTTCCAATTCGGATATTCAAGGCGCTCGATAGTATCACATAACAAAGAGTAAACCGATTCACTGATTGACTCTTGTATTTCGCGCGCGCATAGAATACGGAGTTTCTTTTCAGTTGACGCGCGCTTTATGATAACGGTTGCAACAGACCATGATTTCGCAGATCCGCGCCCACCGTAAATGACTTTGTTGTAATATTTCCCACGTTCCCATAGTGGTTGTAATTTAGGAGGAAGGGTTAATTTTTCGTCAAGTCTGACAAGTTTAAGAAATCGCTCTTCATCTTGTTTGGTTAATACGCGTTTGGGTGCTCTGATGGGTTGCTCCTGATTTAAGTTAAAAGTATTTTCATTTATAAAACTCCACAACTGCCATATTTTTACTGCTTTTTCTATAATGTCTAATATATTTCATTACCTCTTCCCTTGCTTCTTCGTAATCAGTAACCATGTATCTGTATTCCCCATAGTATTTTATTTCTTTAAAATCAATATAATGCCTAAGCGATGGCAGGAATAACCAAAAGAAAAATACTCTTTTTTGCAAAAAATAATATTCCCCGTCCCAAACTATGCGCGTTTTCATACCCTACCTCCTGATTATTTTAATCTGCTTAATCTTTGTATTATTGTTTCTTCACTGGATCTTGCTCTTACTAATCCTTTCCTGTTTGCCTTTAATAATTCATTATATATATTTTTATCTATAAAGAAACTTGCTTTTTCGTTATCGATTTTCAACCATCCTATTCTATCTATTGCGTTATTCAGGTTATCATACATTTTCATTCATCCTTTCCTTATTTGTCAATCCGTCAAATTCCCATTCTTTGCAACATCCAGGATCATTTTCTTTTTGACATAAATTGCTGTTAGCAATTACATACCGATATTTACAATTACCGCAACATTTTAAATTTTCGGTTTTCACTTCACCACCTCTGGTATTTTAAACGGCAATCTTTTATCAAATTCCGCCCGTCTGCCTGCGTTCCAGTTTTTCACTGACCGGTAGTATCCGACTATCCTTGTGTATACATCGCACTCACTGCCCTTGACGGTTTCAACCTTGACTTTTAGTTCTGCGATTTTTGCGTTTAGTTCATCACGTGTTTTCAAAACAAGTTCCTTTCTCTGCAACATAAGTAATTTTCAAATCACCTGTTATTCTCATTCGTAATTTGGGACATATTGGAAAACGATCTTTTTTAAAATGCTTACAGTCCTTACATTTCCTTGTCTCTGTTATGTAAATATTATTTTTCATGTTGTTTCCCCTTTTCGCTTCTAAAACATTTTATACAATAAAAGTTTATTGTATAACGATCAATAATAACCTTCATACTGCAATAAATACAAATAGACTTATTGCAGCCGGCACAAATTAAATTACTTTCATTATCACATTTGCACTTCATGCCTTTGCCACCTCCTGTTTCCCCTTTCCTTCCAACCCTTTTAATAATTCACGAATTACAAACCGACTTCCCATAGGGCAATTGCAATACCATTCATTATCTCCACGGTTGCAATAAACTATTATTTCAGAAACGTGATCTGTTTTAAAAATTGCGCATTCATATGGCACATAAAACTTTTTTTCCTTTAAACTAAAATCACCTGTTGGTTTAAATCGCATAATAGGTTCACCAAGCAGCTTTATAACGTCTTCTATCTTTTCATAATTATAATTCATCTTATTTCCCCTTTCCTTTCTTCTTCTTACACTCAATTCGTTTCTGTTCGAATCGTTTTATATATTCGGCAATCTCTCGCCGCCGCCCCTCATCAGTTAACAGATGGATAGGTTTTTTCCCGCCTGCCTCTTCTTCTTCTTCTTCGTCCTGGTTGTCAAAATTAAATAACCTGTTCAATCCGGTAATGGCCTCATGTTTATTTGCTAATTTTATTTTGACTTGTTTCCTGCCCATTTTGTCATAACTGGTTTCTATGCCGTCAACACAGTGAGCAAGCTCCCCCATAGATTTGGGTTTCTCTGTCCATTCTGGTCTCAATTTTCCATCTGCTGTGATAATATCAAACGAGTTATAAAAAGCGCGTACAACTAAAATACCGGCAGCCTTAGCTTTTACAAAATCGGCTTTTAACTCAAGCTGCATTGCCGAAAATAATTTCACCGCCCTTCTCAGCTTTTCTTTTTGCAACGCATTTTTTGCAGTCCTCGCCGATTTGTATCCTGCGTTTTTCCACACATCGACGGTGAATGATCCACCAGCTAAAAAAAATTCGACTACAAGAGATTGTTCAATTTGTGATAATCCTTCCTGCCAGGTTTCGTCAAGTATCATTATTTCCCTTTATTTTATTAATTAACTTATCAGCATAGACAATACTGCATGGAAAATAAAAATGTTCTGTTATTTTATCATATCTATAATTTTTTATAGTATCTAAAAAAGAATATAAAGAGTTTTTACCACATGCTCTCAAAAAATCTATATGGTCGTTTCTGTATGTAATTTCTCTGTCTATTCGTTCACCCTGTTGGGACATTAGATATGCCTCCCTTCTCTGCCCATGCTCTCCAACATTCGACAAAGTTACAATCTAAAGGACCAGGGCAATTCATTTCAGGACATCCCTTTATCTTACCTGCAAGCTTTCTGATTATTTTTTCCTGCTTAACTATCTTTTGTTCTTTTACACTCATAAAGACAATAACTTTATTATACAAACTAATAAGCACATCAATAGTTTTGTCTTTATTCTTGTTTCCTTCCTTAAGCGATTCAATTTCATCATTTTTACAATAACACATATTATCACCTGCTTGTTTTCTATCACTCATTTAATTCCTCCCAGGTTTTGCCGGTTATTTCTTCGATTATATTAAAAGCACTTTCTGCGTATATATCGCCAAGTTTCACGAAAGATACAATACCACCACTATCAAATTTATGCAAATATGGTTTTTCATGATGTTTTAATATTTTAATTAAATTTTTCAACAATCCCCGCCTGTCGTCAAGTAGTTTTTTAATCCTTGTACAAATCAAAATCGCATCCTGGCTTGTCAATATAGGTATTTTTGCCATAGCCATAATTTTATTACAATCTATAAGATTATGTATCTCATCTGGGGTTTCCTTAAATCCTGGTATTTTATTTATGTCTATCATTCAGATACCTCCCTGGGTAACAGCTATTATAAATATAACTAAAACAAACATGATAATCAAGATAGTTCCGATTTTATGTTTCATCCTTACACTCCTTATTGTCTGTCTGCTATTGCCTGTAATTTCATATCAGTTATTTCACATGATTCACATAATGGCGGTTCTATTGGCAATCCACGACATCCACACATAAACCCATCACAACAAAATTTAGGTTTATAATCTGTAACTATTGCTCCACAGTTTATGCATTTATATTTCATCCTTACACTCCTTACAAATAAACTTGACAGCCGGCATTTCTCTTAAATCCAAATCTATACAATCTAAACACCGCAGTTTATTACAAGTATGGCATTCTTCGAATTCGGCAGAGGGTTTATTTTGCTTGCATATTTTGCAGGTCATATTCCCTCCGGTCGTTTTTCAAGAGAATTTTCCCAATCAGGCGCGGATAATTCCCATTTTGTGCCTTGCTGCGGCACAAAATACGTGAAGCTCTTAACAGGTTTTTTTTCATACCAACACCAATTTTCGTCTTCATCCATCGCGCGATACATAGCCCAATCAGGCGCGTTTTTCCATTCTGGTTTCATTTCTTTTTCCTTTCCTTAAAAAAATCCTTTTTTCTCTGGACTAACATTAAAATATAATCCAGAGTTTCTTCGTTTTCTACTCTATGAATAAAATTACTCAAATTCCATGGGTTTTGGATGCTTGTCCAGAAATGACCCCAAAAAAACCCGAGTATGGCAATTACTCCGGATATGAAATAATAAATAGTCACAGAAAAAATTATCATCCCTTTATCAAAGAAAAATAAATCTATTCCCCGAATGACAAAAAACATGAGAGCAGCAAGTAATACAAGTATGAATATTTTTGAAAAGGTGTTCATATTATTATCCCTAACTTCTTATAAATTTATATATCTTCATCAGAATCTTTGATTAGCTTTTTTATTTTATCGAAAGCTTTACATAACCAAAATGTAATAAATCCACATAATGCCAGCACAGACAAAAAAATCCATAATCCTAACATAAATTCCCTCCTGTTAAAATAAAATCCCCCCCGCAATGATTGATTATGATGGTTCTCCGAAAACGGAACACAGGGGGGATTACTTTATATTATATCTATTATTTCACCAATCATAATTTTAATATAGCACAATACCTATATTAAGTCAAGTCCTATTTTATTTTTCTCGCGACCTTCCTGGCCTGATCTGATAAACCCTGGCCGATCTTCTCGCCTGCCCTGATTACCTGGCCATATAAAAAAAGTTTCGCTTCCCCTGCGGTCCTGAACACCTGCGATTTCTCAAGGTTGGAATATGCCAGAATTTCACGCTCAGCGATATAAACCAGGACCCCGACAAAAAACCCGAAAAAATTCACCGGAGTAGTTCGGTGATGTTTAATCAGAGTAAACAATTCTTTTTTATATAGTGGGTTTTGTGTTTTGCTGACATATTTCTTTTTGTATATCGCATTATAGCACTGAATACAGCAGGCCCGGTGACCGTCTTTAGCTGCAAGCGATTGGTAAAATTGATCGAGTTTTTTATTTTTGCCACATTTGGTGCATTTCTTCATATTTTAACTCCTTTTATTAGTGTATACAAAAGTATACATACTGTATAAAAAAGTATACAAAGTGTATGATTTATCATACACATGAATTCCCTGATTTTTCCCTGATCAATATTACATTCCTGTAATATTTTAACTCCTTATAATATAACAAATTACAAGCAACCCGTCAAATTCCTAACACGATATTACATCCCCAACTAGTGGGGCTGTAATATTTTATTTCCTTATGGCATAAGGAGTTGCAAGAAAAACTGATCATTTATAACAATATTACATGAATTCGCGGGTATAGATATAGAAAAATAAATTGAGGTATGTATCTATGTATAAAAAAAATATTTTCCCCCTCTAGGGCTGTAAACATTGTAATAATGTAATAAACTATAAAATTAACCTGATTTCACTCTTATTAATCTTCTTATTAATAATTATATTTAATATAAATGTATATAGTATAAGGAGTTACAGAGAATGTGAAATAATTTAATAGTTTAAAAAATATTACATTTCGTTTGTAATATTGTATAGGTTGGTGTTAGATTTTAAAGTATTTCATGTAACTTGTTATGGTATAAGGAATTATAAGTAGTCGGTTGGTGTAATGTTTTAGATAGCAATTATTTTTTTCAGATAAATCATATCGTTTTCACGTTAAAATAGCGATGTATTTTTATTATATTATTATATAATAATGTATTGACATTATTATATAGAATTATTATATTATTATAGAATAGTATTATTATGATATTATTAAATTATAACAGGAGGAGTTAACATGGAAGTTAATTTAAATTCGGATTTTTTGAAAATTGCAGCGAAAATATTTAATGTGGATGGAAAACCAGAGTTCCTTAGTAAACATTTAGCATTGTATTTAACTGCGATAAATGAAAAATGTAGGCGCGTAGGTGGTAGATTGTATTCACGGCAGGCTATAGCAATTGCGGTTGAAACCTGGATTATGGTTAATCCCAACCTTGTTGCATATAGGATTTAATTATGGAAAAAAATATTTTTTCAGAAAAACCGGACACGGAAAGCATAACATTTAGAATCTCAAGGGAAAAATTTGTGTTATTTAAAAATTATTGTACTGAAACTAAAAAAAATATGTCTGGAAAACTACGTAGTTTTATTGACAGCGAGTTATTGGCAGCCGGAAAGATTGAAGATGATATTTTTGGTGATGATAAGGAGGTGTGGAAATAATATGACATATATAGAGGCGTTAATATTATCCATAGAAAAATGGATCTGGCTTTTTAATAATCCCGAGGTGGATGAAACAAAAAGTCCAGTGTGGGAGAAAGTAAAAAATCTTCAAAATTCATGTGCGTTATGTGAATTATTTTTAAGTGCTGATTATGATTCTCCTGTTGATATGTGTGGTAAATGTCCCTTAAATAGTGAAAGAAATAATTGTTTTCAC